TTTATTTATAATCATTGAAATATATTTGTTCCACTTATCTAACTTATTAATGTTATATAATTTATATTCTGTACTATTCATGTACATTATTATACAATATTAAAATTAAATTTACAAGTCAAATTTTTTATAAAAACAATAAACTGTTTTTAATAGCGTCTAAAATGTTTAGTTTTATTTCTTTTCTTTTCTTTTTTGTTTTTTTGTTTTTGTATACAATCTCAATTATTAATTTTGAATTTTTAATGTCTATAACTTTAATATTTTTAATTTTATCTAATTTATTTTTATTAATTTCAGACTCAAGATTAGTATTTAAATTATTTTTAATAATGCTGTCATTAATATTAGCATTATTTTCTAATAAAATTTCTATATCTTTATTTTGGGTTACACTTTTTTTATTATTTAAAATATAAGAATATTTAGTTTTAATCCTAGATATGTTATCTTTTATTGCTTCTTTAACAAATTTATCTAGATCATTAAATAATTTAATTTTATTATTAGTGTTTTTTGTAACATTTTCTTTATTTAACGTTTTATTTAAACTTAAATTCATACTATCATATGCATCTTTATTTGTTTTTACTATTTTATTTAATTCTTTAATTAACTTTTCGTTTATTAATTTTTCTTTTATTCCTTTTAATTTTAATAAGTCTATATCTATTTTAATTTCTTTGTTTTTATCTTTGTCAAAGTCAATAAAGTGATGTGCTGTTAAATTTATTTCATCATCTGATACATTTTCTTTTTTAATATATAATAAAGTTTTATCATAATAGTAGAAATAAGTTTCTATCTTGATTTCCGTATTTAAGATACTAAAAGTCTTTTGTTCAGTTTTGGCAAAAGACAAGTCATCCAAACTTGTCTTTGAAGGATTTTTTGTTTCATAATTTACTATTAACTTAGTTCTAGGATTTTCTATTTCAGTATTAACTTTGCTTTTTTGTTTAGTTTTATCTTCTATTTCTCTTGCTAAAGTTTTTGCTGCGTTTTCATATTTTCCGTAAACATCACCATATGAAAGAGTTAATGAAGTCGTAAACTTACCTGGTGACAAACTATGTTTTATTCCAGTTACAGCATATGCATTATCAACTGTTGTTCCTGTTTCAAAGTCTAAAAACAAGTATTGAGCAAAGTTAACAAAAGGACATCCAAACATAGTTATTGTTGCCTGAGAAGGTAAAACTCTAAGTGGCAAATCTTTTTGAAATTGAACTTTAGCTGAAATTTGTTTGCCCTTAGCATTACGATCTGATCTTGTTAAATAAACTGTATTAAGCTTTGCTTCATTTACTGTAGAAACTGATGCGTCGATAATAGCAGAATTTTGTGAGCCATATGTAATTGAAGGCATGATATTTTTAATAGAATTTTTTATTGTATCTAGCTGAAATGCATCTTTTATTGTATATACATCTTCTTCACTGGTTTTAATTAAAACGCCTTCATCTTCTAACCTTCTAAGAATTTCATTCTGCTTTTTATAAAACTTTTCTTTGACAGACTTTTGACTGTTTTTACCATCAGTTGTTGTTAGTTTTGATTTATAGTCTGCTCTAAGCTTATTAAGTTTAGTAGCAATTCTTACTATTCCTTCTTCATCTTGAAAATTTTTCATTATTGTATGTACAGAGCCAAAAGGATTATCGTTTTGATCAAAAATAGATACTCTACAAATTGTTCTTTGAAAACCTTGTTTTCTTGAAGTTATTGTGTCAAAAGTAAATTTAACTTTAGGTATAACAAATTTAACATCTTCCCCACTAATAAGCTTAGGTTTAAATCCTTCCAGACTTACTTTTTCTTTTGCAAGTAAAGTATAGATTTCTACTAACTTTTTATTGACATCGATTTTCAAAGCTTCAGCACCGTTTTTTTTGTTTTTTCTATAATTGGCTCTCATAACAGTATTGTTAGCTGAGTCTGTTTCATAAAACTCAGCAAGTCCATAACAAACCTGTAATCTAGTAGTAATAAATCGCTGTATTGTTTGTGACAATACACTTTCTATTGACATAGATGTCCCATTTTTAAAAAGTGATTCAAGAAATTCTTTTAAATCTTTCCTTGGGATTAGTAAAGAAGAAACATTAAGATTTGACATCAAGCCGCAGTTTTCATTTGTAGTATAGCTCACTATTTGAACTTCATCAAATTTACCAGTGCATGCCATGTGAGTTCCAATTAATCCTGATACAAAAGAACCTAAAGTTACATAATTTGTACCTTTGCCACCTCCAACACCCGTAACACCTAATCCTACATTATCTGGATCAATTGAGTCTCTTGTAATTATTCTATTGTATTGCTTTAACCATTCTTTATTATAAAAAGGGTCAACAATATCTAATCCTCCCATTATTTTTTCAATTAAACTATTTCTTCCAGCTTTGTCTTTTCCTTTTGCAGAACTTATATTTTGTAACGCAGTCATAATTTGACTTAAAGGATTGGCGGCACCTATAAATAAAGCTCTAACATTTTTTAAAATATTAGTGTCTATCACAGCTACTACATCAGCTGCAGCTGATGCTTTTTCTTCCCCCACTTCTTTGCTTTCCTTCTTTTCTTCCTTCTTTTCTTCCTTCTTTTCTTCCTTCTTTACTACGGGATCAGCTATAATACTTATTATGTTTTTACTACCTGTAATGCTTTCTTGGAAAATATTCTTGTTTAAAGCAGATGAAATTGCATCTAAAGTTTTTGCTGAATTTATAATTTTTTTTATTTTGTTTTTATTTCTTCTATAATTTTTTAAAAAATTTCTTATTTCTTTTAGAGTTTGTTGATCAATTGAGTTTGTATCTTCGCCAGTTATTGGTTTTATTAGATTTTGAATGTAGTTAGTTGCGCCTGTAGTATACAAGCTCACACCATTTATTTTATTTTTTGCAGAGTTAAAGGCTTCAATTTTATTATTGACTTTTTGCTTAGCTATTGTTGTTGGTGGATCAGACGTCAACATTACGCCTTTGATATCTATAGGTCCTCTCATAGCAATAGAAAGGTCTATATTAACTTGACCATTTTTATCCATATTAAAAGAAGAGTTTGTAATAATATATTTTTCTGTGACTCTTGAATTATTTAAGAATTCTCCTAAATAGTTAATGTTACCGCCAGCATCAATATGAGACCACCCATATTCAATAGCAATTTCAGCACCAAAAGATCCAAATAGATCGGGTTTGATAAAAGGAGCAATGTCAGCCATTCTTGTTCTATCATGTAGAACTAAAGAAAGTCTTCCTGTCTTGAAAGACATGAGTCCTTGTGTAGGAGCAACATCAATATCAAAGCTTTTAATTGTTAAAAAAGGTCTTGTATAATCGTGTATAGACGTCACTCTTTTAAATTTGCTGTTTGCATAGAAATCAATGTTTTCATTGTGTCCTACATAAACTTCGTCAAATTTATTTATTGTTTGTGGCATTGTAAAAGCTGAAAGGTTTGTTGCAACTGCAGATTGTTTTATTACATTGTTTTGTTTTTTAAGCGTTCTTACAAATGAAGCTTCTAATTTTGAATATGTGTCTGTAGTTAATTCTTGACTATAAGGTGTTCCGTCAAAAAATTGTGTTATAGAAGCTGTTTTAAAAGTATTTTGACTTACACTATTACTTACAATACCAGGCAGTATAAATACAGCATTAAAGTACGGTTGACATTTACTTAACTCTATTGTACTTAACGTATTAAAAAACGTAGATAATTCTAAACTGTTTCTTGTTCCGATTCTTAAATCTGCACTATCCATTAAAATGTAAGAAAGACTAGGGTTACTTTTGTTTGCAATAATTTTATTATTACCATCAACTTTATTTACAAAAACAATTTCACCAACTGCTTCATCTTTATCCGATGGATTTATACTTTGTGTTTCACTGACTGTGTCTATTTTCCTGTTAATGATAGAGTCAATGCTGTAGATGGCATCGTTTTCAGATATTGAAGCATTTTTTGTTTTTGCTAGAGTTGCCATTTCTTTTATTACATCTGACAAATTTATATTTATATTATTACCTTTTTTTAGTGCAGATGCGACTGCTTTTCCGCTTAATAATCCGTAAGTAGAATCATGAATGTATTTACCATTTTTATATTCAGGTGCTTCATATTTTAAAGAGAAAGGTGTTTGACTTAAATTTTTGTCATTAACTATTTTATAATCTTTTGCATGAACAATTTTAATAAACTTACCCAATTCAGTAATTACTGATTCATCATACTTCGTGTATAACATTTCAAGTATTTCGCTTGTTGTCATTGCTTCTGTTGTTATTGACTGCAAAACATCAGAAACTGCACGCAATGCATCCTCGTTTGATCTTTTTAAATCTTCTTCTTTTTTTGTAGTTGTTGTATCTCTACTTAATAGTGCTTTTAAGACTTCATCATCAGACATCAAATTAATGTATTTTGAAATATTTGAGTCTCTTAGATTTTTAACCAGTAGATTGTTTTTTGTTGTATTGTTGTCTGCCATTTATAAAACCTTATCTGTTTTTGAGACTTTTGATATCTTCAATGTCTGGAATAAAAATCACAATACCCTCAGTATCTTCTCTATTGCTGTTTCCTGCACCAATACCTAACGGCCATCTTATGCCACTTGCAGCAGCAATTATCCACCAGTTCATGCCGTTCCCATAATACTTTTGTGCATAATGGTCAAGTCTTCTTCCATCTGAAACTTCTGTTGCAATAACTCTTATAGTTTCGTTTTCGACACCAAAAAATATGTCATTTGCAATACTCTTACCAAACCTATTGTATCGATCAATATATTCTGACACTTTATTTTACCTTTTATTTTATACTATTTTTAATTTCAGTGTGTTTTTTCCTAGCAGCTTCAAATCCCTTGCTGTGTCCTGCATCGCCATCATGCACGTCACCGAAGAATTGATTGTTTATTCTGCCTACATTATAAACAGGAGCACGTAACATTCCATTATGATCAAGCCCTGGCGGAATATCGTGAATCGGAGAAAACCCTATGTTTATCTTTACCATCATCGGTGCTTTTGAACCTATTCTACTAGTTTCCCAAGTAGATTCATTATAACCTACATCTAAGTTTGTTATAAATCCTGCTAAACCTCTACTCATTCCGCTCTCATATGCTCTTGTTATTGGGTTGTTCGATTTGCCATCAGTTTCAGGTTGCATAATTTTGTTTGTGTCTTTGAGAAATGCTGATGAATCTTTTATATCTTTAACTAAAGGGTCTGGATTTAAAACTCTTATTTTACTAATATCTGCAACAACTGAAATGCCTTTATATGATCCTTCATTAATTTCAATTACAGGGAAGTCTAAGTTTTTAGTAAAACTATCTTTAATCAATACTTCATGATCTATCTTAATAGACTTCATTTTAGGCTCTGTTACTCCTCCTAATCCTAAATCGTCTAGCAAACCTGAAGATGCTGTTCTATATAGACCTGGTTGAAGGTGGTAAATTCTTTTGTTATCTGCACTATCTGCAATTATCTCATCTATTTTTGCAGAGCCTTCTGCAATCTTGCTTAAAAATTTATTGCCGATAGATGAATTTTTAGTTTCTTCATTAAGCTCATTATATTTTTTTGCTAATCTTTCTTTTATTTCGTTTATTCTTTTTATTTTTTTTGTGTCTAATTCATCTGGGTTTGTCACAATACCTTTATCTTGATCTCTATCACCTATACCGTGGAGTCGAGAAAGGTTTGTTCTGCTGTAATTACTTTTTATAACGTCACCTACACGAAGTCTGATTAGAGGTGAAGCAGTCGGTACTTGTGTAAACGGGTATTTAAATTCACTTGTTTCGTTATCTTTGCTTGCAACTTCAAAGGCATCAGACCATTGTGGATATACCATTGCAACGATTTTATTTACTTGGAACCACATTAAATCATGATCTGCTTCAGAAGTTGCTGCAATAATAAATGTCAAGTTTATATTTCTTGTTGTTTTAACATAAGATTTAACATCATCGATTCTGCCAAAGCCACTTGCAGAGTTATATTCAGGTGAAAAAGAATCACTAATATTTTCAATAAATGCATGAAAAGAAAGTATCTCATTTGTTCTTAGATCATGAAAATAAAAAGGCATATATTCAGACTCTAAATTATTTTCTATTTCTTTTACAAGTTCTATCGGAAGTCTTCTTTCTTCTGATCTGTAGAAGTTTTGTGCAAGATCATCACTTAGATCTAGAGTAGGCTTTCCATTTAATGCAAGAGACCTATAAAAGCTGTAATTCATATTAAAAGCTTGCGGTAAAGTCCTTAAGCTTGTTGTTTGTCTTGCTTTTATAGGCGTATTGTTGTTGCCTCTTTCATTATATGACCATTTATAAGTGCCTTTTGCGTTGCTTCCGCTAGGTATTGTTATAGTTTGTGAAATGCTTTTAAAAGCTCTTGCTGCAGAAACTCTATTAATTGGTGATTCTTTTTGTCTTGATTGAAGATATGAGTCATCGTAATAATATTTATTTAGAAGCTTTAAACCTACTTGAATTCTCTCTATAACAAATTTAAAATAATAATAATTTAAGTCTGCAAAATATCCAAGAACTGGATTTTTATCTTTTGCGCTGTATAAGATATTTTGATCCCAATGTTTTTCTTGATAGAATTTTCTAAGTAAGAGTTTTACTCTGTTTAAAGAAGTTGTATTGGTAATTGTTGCTGCTAGTATCTCTGCTGATGCCAATGTTACAGGTAAAAATCCTTCGAGAGATTTGCTCAGTGACTTATTATTTGTAGCAAAATCTATACTATTTAATGCGCTACCTTTTTCTCTTGAAATGTTATCGAGATTAATTGCGGCATCTGGTGAAAGCCAAGCTGCTGTTCCAATAAAATAAGCATCAAGTCTTTCAAGCGAAGTTGATTGTTCGTGAGGATAGTTTAAAACATTAAAAACATATTTTGTAAAAATTTCTAACTCTGTAAAGTCATACGTGCCAAGTCTTAATTTATATCGTTCAGCAGTTTTGCTTTCATCACCTTTTTTATTAATTAAACTTCTGTTTGCAGCAACAATAGCCTCAACTGTTAATATCCTTACAATAGATTCTGCAAGATAAGTAATCATTAGAGCAACTGTTGAAGCAGAATCAAGAAACTCATCTTCTCTCATTCTTAAACCAGTTAAAATTTCAAATTCGTCAGCAAATGCTTTTGGCTTAAAATTATCATCATCTTCTTTTCTCAGAAAAGAGTTGAATGTTTTATAAGATTTATAATTTTCATCTGTTTCGCTCTCAAACCCGAAAGAAGGTGCCGTTTCACTTTTTCCAGTAACAAATCCCAAATCACCACTATCAGCGTCTTGACCGCTAACAAAACCAATCCCAAAAAAACCTTCACTTAAGTCTGTATCTGTACTAACTTCATTCAAGTCAAATTGTTCTGAAAGATATTCGTTATTATTGCTTTGAAGATCTTGTATCTCTACACTTGCATTTTCACCGTTTTCTACTTTTATTATATTACCAGAAGGGTCCAGAATGTATTTCGTTGCCATTTTTATTTATCCTTGATAATTTTATCATTGTCTTTCATAAAGTCATCCAGAGATAAATCTCGTAATCGTGAAGTATCTTGAGGATTGTTTAGTGATGCTTGCATAGATTCACCAATTCTATTTATTTCATTATTGACAATGTGATCAAAAGAATTCATTAACTCTTCCTTACTTTTGTTAGACTTTTTAGCAAATGCTTCGCATATAGCTTCATCCAGTTTTAAGTTCCTAATCAATTCTTTAATATCTATAATTTGCATTTTTAATCAACCTCGTAAGTTTCTCTCATTGTAGCTGAGTAGTTTCCTGTGTTAAACGTTGCAGAATCTAATGCAGATGCTCCAAGTCTCATTACACCGTGTGTATTTTCATTCTTTGTTAATTCATTAACTAAACCTAATCCTGCCATTTTTTTCATCAAAGTCGTTATCAAGCTTGTGTCAATCAATACATTGCTATCTACTTGTAATTCACTTGCAGCAACACTTTCTTTTGTCTTCATCAACTTGTCTTTAAATTGTGAAGCTTCTTCTTTTGTCATACGTCGTTCTCTCTCAATTGAAATACTTGTATTTTCTGAATATATGCTGTCTGCATTATAAGAAGCAACATTTAGACTTTCTACATTTGACATGCTACTCTCTGACACAGAAGGCTGTTGTACTCCACTTAACAGATTTTTCATGATGTCAAGATTAGAATTTAATAAAGACATACCTTTCATTCTGTTTGTAAACATATCAGATATTAAATCGTTTGTAGCTATATTTACTGGAGCTGTAGGATTAGTTGTGTCAGTTGTTGTTAGTGGCGCTGCAGGTAAAATAGTGTTTCTTGATTCTTCTTTGTCACTGCCAATTAAATGTAATTCACTCCCATTTTCTTGCATTAATCTAAGCTTAGAAAATATTGTCTTAAGAAATACTGATGCATAAGGATGATTAAATCCTTGAAGACCAGAAATAATTTTGTTTGATAAAACTTCATTAGTCGTGTTTGCATGTGCTCCTGATAAAGCATTACTGTTATACTTAAGTTTTTTAGTCAGATCACTACTGCTACCTAGATAGTTCATTAAATCTTGTGCATAAAAGTTTTTTGAAAACCAATCTAAGTTTTCATTTACAAAATAATTTTTTCTATTTGTTGGATTATTTCTTCTATTGGTCTTCCCGTTGTCTTTGTCAAATGTAAGAACATTTTTATTTATTGATCTTGAGACTTTTGCCCATTGTTTTTTAAATCTTTTTATGTTTGACTTTGCATTAAAATTGTCATCAAAAATTCCTTGTGATCCTTTTCTAATGCCTGTTTCGTCTATTGCACTTAATGCTGACGTTGCTTGAAAAGCTATATTATCACTAGACCCTTTATTTAAAAATCTATTTTCAATTTTATCTATTTTTTCTAGCGCAGACTTTTTCTTCTCTTTATCGTCTATTTTTTCTGCTTTTGCTCTTAGCGCAACAATAGCATCAGATATATCTTGGCCTTTAAATCCAAAGTCACCGCTTATAGCATCACTAACATTTGTGTTTTTTGCTTTATCTGCCATGCTTTCTACGGCTTTAGTTCCGTAACTCATTGTACCTTTAGAATCTTCAAATTTTTTCTTCCTTGATTCTCTTAATATAGAAGAACTAGACTTTTCAAATACTTCTTTCCCTAGTATTTCGTTAATTCCACTTTTTATAGTATCTACAAAAGTTCCAATGACAAAACTAAAAGCATCAGATATACCATCAATAATCCAGCCTGTTATGCTAAAGGCATTTTGTTTTTTCTCCCAAAACTCTTTAAATGCATCCCCAATTGAACTTCCAAGTTCAGCAAATTCACCTGGCTTAAAATGCAAAAAGTCTTCAATCATGTTAGTATCGCTATTTAAAGCACCTGACTTGTCTAACTCGCTCATACCGTTATTAATAACTTTTAGAAGTGCTGTAAATCCTATTGCAGCAGACTTAATAACAGCCCCTGCAATTCTTAGACTTAATGTTGCAAGTTTGCCCATATTATCTTTATTTGCCTTCATGATATCAAGAAGACCTTCAGAGAGACGATTAGCTTTTGTTTTTGTAGAAGCTGATAATTTCTTGCCTTTCTTCTTTTCCTCTGATTTTTCATCATCTTTGTCAAACTTCTTAAAAATTTCGTTTGTCGATCTTTCTAAATAGTCATCAAATATATCGATTCTAGCTTGATTTTTAGGATTAACACTTTGTTTATACTTGTTTATCTCTTGAATAAGTTTTCTTGGGTCTTTTATTTTTTTCAATGCTTCCATATCAACTAATTTATTAAGACTTGCTTCTTTTGCTAGTCCATCGAGTAATAAATTTTTAAATGCTTCTATTCTTTGTTTTCCTTTTTTGCCGTAAAACTTTCCGCCTTTTTGCATTGCTATAGATACATTAGTTTCTAGTTTTGAAAGAATAACATCACCTTTTGTTGCACCAAACATTTCTGCAGCAAAATCTGCCATTGTTGACATTGCTGAAACTAAACCTCCTTTAAATGCATCACTTTTTAAAATATTGCTCATAATATCGATAATAAGCTTTATAGGTTTAATTAAGCCACTCCAAGTGCTAGGATCCATTTTCAATGCGTATTGATAAATAGATTGATATCCACTACTTAAACTAGTCAAAGTTCCTTTTAAGTCACCTGAAAGTGCTATATTGTTAGTTAAACCTTTAACAAATGCTTGAAATGGAGAATCAAAATTCATAACTTTTTGAACCTCTTTAATTGCGCTGTTAAGACCTTTTAACGCTTTCATTTGTTTTGATGTTGGATTTTCTGACTCCATTCTTTTTCTTGCTTGCTCATAAGTCAAACCAATATCTCTATAATGCATAAGCCCTTTCAGACTTTCAGCAGACATGCCTGTGTGTTGTGCCATTAGATCTTTCTCAAATCTATTTAAATCCTCAAAAGATCTCCCAGTTTCTAACATAGAAGTTCTAAACATTTCAATAACATCTTCAGGTTTTTTTGCCTGTATTATATCCATTGCATCTAGATTCATTCCAAAAGTCTGGGATAGCATTGCAACAGAATTTGCTGCATCTTCAAACGTACTAAACTTTTTAAATACAGCAGACGCATCTTCAAGCTTAACTTTCATTTGTGTAAGTCTTGCAGTTGTCCTTCCTATTTCTTCATCTGACAAATGTCCAAATTGAGTTATGTCTTTTCTAAGAACCATAAAGTTTTTAGACAATCTTTTCCTGTCTAAACCAAATTCTTTGGCAGTACTTGTTAATGTTACACCTAGTTCTGCCATTCTTACATTTATATCTTTAAGATTCACAGCAGCATCTTGTGCAAGGTAAGCAACATCTTCAGATGAAAAACCAAAACCCTTTACCATTCTAGAAAATGCTTTAAATTTTGGCAAGTTATTACCTAAGCTTCGTCCAAACATTTCAGAAAAATGTCCCATTGCTTCTATATTCTCACCTAAAAATCCAATCATGGAAGCAATACCGTTTGCTCCGAAGCCAAACAATTTAACAAGCTCTGAAGAAGGATTTTGAAATGAAAGAAGCATTCCTTTTCCTTTGTTTGTCATCGACTTTATACCTTCACCGATAGTTGAATCCATATCAAATTTATCTTTTAAGGCTTCTTGTGCTGTTTGAATAACTTCTACAATGTCTCTTCTTAACGTGTTTCCTATATTTACAGCTGCTTTTGTAATTGTAAATGGGACAGTTAGTGCAAATTTTCCAAATTTTGCTGCTGCACCTATCATACTACCTACAAATGAAGCTACTCCTTTAACTAAAGTAAATCCCATAGACATTGCAGACTTAATTTTCTGTCCTAATGAAAAAACAATCCCGACAATTTGATTTTTTAATTCGACTATTGACCCAACAAACTCTTTTACTTGCTCGTTTATGTTTTTTGAGTTGTTACCAAAATTATTAAAACTTTTGCTGTTTCTCATTAATGCCTTATTAAGTGCATTAGTATCTCTTTTCATGTCTTCACTTATAGATTTTGTAACACTACCCATGCTTGACACAGTTTTACTTGCATTTTGAAGTGTTTCTTTTTGAACATCAGAAGCATCTTTATAGGCATCAGATATTTTTTTAACACTGTTATCTATTGTTTCAAGCTTTTCTTTGCTAAATTGATCCATTACAGACTCAGCAGCATCTTGAAATGATGTGGACATTTCTTGTGCATTGCCTGTCATTGATTCCATGTTTTCTTGCATATCTGTAAAACTTTGAGTCATTTGAGTCATAAAGTCTGCTTGTGTTTGCGTAAGCTTCTGTATTTTTTCTAGTCTAGCAGAAACTTGCTCTAAAACAGAATTTAACTCTCTGGCAATATTAATTTGTCCAGATCCAGCATTTCCTTCTGATTCTTGTGACGCTTGATTTGGATCGTTAGTATCTGCCATTTATATCTCCTTATGCTGTAATTTGAGCTTTAACGTTTCTAGATACAGATTTTTTGTTTAAACTTTCGTTGATAACATCTAAACATAGATTAAATATATCAAACATTTCTTCTGCTGAAGCTTCATTGTTATAATCTTCTTTTTTAATGTCATTGTTTTTTAACTTAGAGATAACTGATTTTGCTTCTGTTAGATCTTTATTTGATGCTTCAATGCGTTGATTAAATACAGAGAAAAGATCTTGCGTAAACAAATTATATGTTTCAAAAACTTCAATATATATTTTATTTAAAAACCCTCCTTTTTTAGCAGCATATACAGCATCATGATCATGCAAATGTAATCTTTGATTTCCGATAGCTAATACTGCACCTTTTCCTTTTCCGTAATAATCTGCAACTTTTTTGTCTACAGGTGTCTTAGACGTCTTTAGTTCTTTAAGCTTTTCTTCAATTTCTTGAATTAAGCGTGGCTCTGTATCTTTTTTACTTTCTCTATGTGAGTTAATATTATCAATAATTGAATTAGCTCTGTCTTTGCCACCAAAACTTTTTAAGTTGCGAATCCAGAATTTTGAAGTTGTTTCTTTTTTAAGATTATTAAGCACAGATTCAGATGCAATTTTCATGTTTACGTTGTTTTTGTCTTTTTTTAGTAATATTTTTATAGCTTCTTCGTTACCTTTATATTTTTTAAATAAACTTGCAGGTACATAGCTATTCATCTCTTCTGCACCTGCGATAATATGATATATTGCATTTGAAAGTTTGTTATTCGTTACATTTTTATCCTTAAGGATATTTTGTGAACTGTCTATTAACTTAAAAGCACTTGTTCTTGAATCAAAATTTTCTTTATATTTTTTTAAAATCCTTAATAAAACTTTATTTTTTGCTGGGTCATCTTTTCTTACTTTTTTATCATAATCATCTTCATTTATTCCTCTAGCTTCAGCTAGACTACCTTTAATAGATGAGAGTTGTCCTACAATGTCTTTCTTTTTATAAATACTGTTTAACGCGCTTAAAGCAACTGCTTTTTCTGGATCAAAGCCACTTCCTATCATTGCAGCTTTTGTAATATCGCCTGATGCTTTATAATACTTGTATGTCATATCACCAATAATACCAACTATTCCTCCCGCAAATTGAATAAAAACTTCTGATAAGTCGTTTAAGAATGAACCTGCCATGCTCATAAATGTAGGTAGATTTAGAACCATTTTACTAGACTCTTTTCCTAACTCATCACTTATGTAGTTTTTATCATCAGTTGATATTCCCATAAGATCAAAAGCTGAAAGCTTATCTACAGACTTGCCTGCTTTTTTAGCAGCTTCTTCAAGAGCTTTTTCTTGTGGATTAATTCCTAACGATTCTACAGCCATCTCTAAGTTTCCTGAAAGCAGTTTTAATCCTGCAGCAAATCCGTACATCATTCCTCTAATTATAGATCCCATGATTTTCCCGCCAATGCCTTTAATTGTATTGAACATTGGCGTTCCTTCTTTTATAAGTTCATTCATTTGATCATAAAGATTATCAATTCTGCCTTTTATTGTACTTCTTTCATTTGCTTGATAGTTTGCTTTTTTAAGGTTTTCTATATAGTTTCCTTCAAAAGACTCAATACTTTTATCATAAGACTCCTCGACTTTTTCTCTTATTTTAGCAATTTCTTTTTGTATTGGACTATTAGGATCATACATGTTGCTTATAGTTTGCATCTTGCTTAAAAATTTTGTCAAAGAAAGACCATCCATGATCTTAAACATGCCTTTTTTACCAGCTTTTAAAATTCCTTTTTCTTTTAAGTTTTTAATTAGATCTTTGTTTGCTGTTTTTGTTGTTCCAAGTAAAGATTGTAATGCTGCTGTTTCTGCTTTTTTAAGGTTTTCTTCAGCACTTTCACCAGCAATCTCTGTCATTTTTTCAACTTTTAAGCCAAACTTATAATATTCCTTTGATACATCATTTTGCAAATCATTACCTAGATCGCCTAACACACCGCCTACAGTCTTAGTTGTTGTTTTAAGTAAACTCATAAATTTCTGAGATGTCAGTGTACCTCTAATCTTAGTAAGCACAACTGTAACAGGTCCTAAAAATGACTTTATTTCATCTAGATTCATGCTAAAACCTAAATGATAAAAGCTTTCATATAGTTTACTTAGACTTATGACACTATTTTTCAAGTCTTTTTGGTTTGCAGCATTGTTTGTTAAACCTCTAAAGAAAGCTGTAAAGGGTGAATCAAAAGTCATAGTTTTTTGAACCATTTTTATAGTAGAAGTTAAGCCCTTCATCATTTCAGTTTGTTGTTTTGTTGGGTCTTGCTCTTCCATTCTTTTTCTTGCTTCATCATAAGTTAAGCCGTAAGACATAAAATTCATCAAAGAATTAAGTCCATTTTCGCTGATACCTGTAATGTTTTGCATTAAAGATTTTTCGTGCCTGTTTAAGTCTTTGAAAGATTTTCCTGTTTGTAACATAGCCTCTCTAAACTGTGTCAGCATTTCCCCTGGGTCTCTTGAAGTTAGTAAATCAAAAGCATCTACATTCATTTCAAACGACTGAAATAACATTGCAGATGCTTTTGATGCTTCTTCAAGAGAACTAAACTTTTTAAATACATTTACAGCATCATCTGTTTTAACGCCCATTTTTCTTAACTTAACAGTTAATCCCATAATTTCATTTGATGATAAATTACCAAAATCAACAATATTAGTTCTTAAGACATGAAATTCTTTAGATAGGGCTTTAAAGTCTAGATTACTACCTTTAGCTGTCTTTTTAAGATTTGTAGCTATATCAATTAAAACTGATGTTGGATCTTTGCCGCTATTGTAAGCTTCTTGTGCATAAAAAGCCATTTGCTGAGCATTTAACCCCATTGCTCTTTGAGCCTCAATTAAAGCTTGTGCTACTTTTAAATCTTTCATAATTGTAGCACCAAAAACCTCAGAATAATGTCCCATTCCTGCAACTAAACTAAAAGTTTCTTTTTGAAAAGAAGCAATACCTGCTGCTCCCATACCAAAAAGTTTTGAAAGCCTTGACTTAGGTGTATTGAACTGCTTTAGTAAACCCTTTGACATTTGAGTCATTTTAGCAGCACCTTTACCAATATGTGATGTTAAGTCAAAGCTTTCTTTTGCTTCTTCACCTGCAGCTTGTATAACCTCTACAAGATCTTTCCTTATTGTATTACCTATATTTGCAGCAAATTTTGCTATCGTAAAAGGAATAGACATCGTCATCATAAAAAATTTAGTTGCAGAACTTAGTATTGAACCTACAATAGAAGCTACTGACTTTAGAAGATTGAAAAGTAGTTTAGGCACGTCATAAAAAAGGCTAAAGCCAAGCGTCATAAATCCATCTTTAATTGTATTAAATTTTTCAACTGCTGAAGCTAAAAATCCGATACCTTTTGTTGCAATGTAAAGAGAATCTTCGACGTCTGTCATTTTATTAATAGCATTATCTAAAGCTTTTGTTGCACTTTTATTACTTTTCATGCTTTTGTTAAGACTATCTGAATTTTCTTTAATAGCAGAAAATATTTTTTGATCTTTTAGTGCTGAAGCATTTAGTTTGTTTGTGCTTTTTTGATTGTTATCTGAGCTTTTATTTATAGCAGAAACAGCATCTTTTGATTGTTTTTCAAAGTTTTTAGAAAAACTTTCAGAAACTGACTGAGATATTTCTTTTGACATGTTACCAGCTTTAGACGTAGTAGTTTGCATTAAATCATCTGACTGCTGCATAGATTGCATCATTTTTTGCATTCCACTTGTCTGGCTTGCTGTCATGTTCATAGACTCATATGCGCTTACCATAGAATCTAAAGCTTGCAAAAGGCCTTTAGAAATATCTAGTTGTATCTGAACTGTATTTTCCATTTATTAGAGCCTCCAAGTAATACCTGAAAGATTTTCAAACTTTTGTGTAAGGTCTTTTTTTTCTTTAAGTGTCTTGTTAATTGCACTAAATGAAGCATTGTCATCTAATTGAATTTTAAGACGCTTAGATACTTCTAATAGAGAAACAAGACAATCCATTTCAGCAGGTCTTCCAGATAACTCAATATCTACATCTTCACTCATTATATATCTTGCAGCAATATTATGAAGAAGTTTTTCTTTTTGTGTCATCATTTTAAATCCTTTTTAAATTATATGTATAGTATAATTATCTTTTAAAATGATTTACTAAATATTCTACTACCACTTGTGTTTCTTTTTGATTGTGATTGTACCATCTGATTCTGCTGTTTAGCATCTTCAAGTTCTTTTTTAAATCTATTTATAAACCAAAAGCGTTGCCAAACCGGGCATTTATATGCATCTTGATAAGTAAAGCCTAAGTGGTACATTAAGATGTAGATTTGTTCAAGATATAAATCTTTATTATTCGGTGTCAGGCCAAAAAAACGAAGCGCCCATTGGAAGGCCAACCTCACTTTGCTCATGACAGTGAGGACAATTCATCCAAGACTTCATAATAATACCTGGCTCATGCTTGTCAAGAAATCTCCGAAGAGATAAAGAGTCTCGTGCAGGAATATTCTTGACAAAGAAATTAAGCTTATTTCGATCAGTAATTCCATCTACTGAAACAATTGAACGAGAAAGTCTGTCTGTGATTGCAGTTTCAACTTTCATTCCACTCTTTTTCTTTCTTTCGTTTGTTATCATCATTTCACGCTCATCATGACCAGTTAAAAACTTAACTCTTACAGTCTTCTTTGTAATTGGCAATTGAACTTCAAATAAATTATCACCCATGACAACAGGATCTACTTCTAGTCTCTTAATCTTTAACTGTGACAAATCAAATGCTTGCTTACTTTTTGTACCACACTCTGGACAATCTACTTCAACATCATAATCAGCACCATATCCTGTGATTCGAAGTGATACAAGCAAAGCATTTCTATCACCACTAATTAAATCATCAGGTTTGATATTTTTATCAACAATACATGATTTTAAAAGTTTTGTTAAAACAGTTCCGCTTTTAATGTAAGCACGAGAAGTTAAAATATCTTCTTCTCTCGCAGTCATTGGACGAATATCAATTGTTTCTTGCCCGTAAAGAGCCCCATCTTGTGTATAAATTACCCCTCGTGAAGGTAAAGGGACACTCTCTTGCGGGATTTCAAAACCGAAATCATCCTTCATTACATTTGAAACTTTAATTGGCCCGTCGCTATTAACTTGCGTATGATCAATAGGCTTATCTAAAGAATTACTCATTAATTATTTCTCCTTAAACGTTTAATACTAATACACTATCCTGGTTCGTGTCTGACAACAAACTTAAGTTGCTCAACACTTCGTCGATCGATAAATTTATTATATCAGAGTCACCAAATTGTAAAACAATATGACCTCTTATAATATAATTCTGCATATCTAATACAGTTTTAGGATCTGTACTTTCAGGAATCATTACTCTATAATCTTGTATATATCCTGCATCTAAAAAACTCTGCATTAAATTGTCTATCTGAATTTTTAATCTTGCATATATGTTTTGAAAACTAGCATTTTGAGAAAACAATATTCCTCCATTTACTAAACTGTCATTAGTAAAAATATCTATTCTCAGTCTTTTTTTAATTTCTTGTAAAGTTCTTACTATACTCTGCAATTGAAATATTGATTTTCTGTTTTCGTAAGATGTACTCTCTGATAATAATTTTATATTTCCGTCCCTAGGCTTATATAAAATATTTACTGCAGCATTTCTCAAATCTTTAGCAAGTATATCAAAGTTTAAATTGTTCTCTAATAAATCTTCTTCATTTATTAAATTATAATTTATTTCTCCTAAATCACTTGACATTTGAGGATAAGCATCTATAAGTGATAAACTCTGTCTAGGACTAATTACTTGAGCAAGTTTCCCTAAAACAAAACTATCAGAAGTTACCTGTTTTTGAAAATCAGTATCAGCATTTGAAGCTATTAAGTCTCCAAAAGTAGGCATTATATATCTACTTCTCAAGTCTAAACCTTTCCATGTAGATACTGCATAATCGTGCTGCTTTTTTAAAACATCTGAATATTTGTAAAACTCTTGTCCTGTTATTGAATTAGTTCCTAAGCTAAATCTTTGATCTATGTCTTCTAATTCTTTTTTGTTTAAATCATAGCTACTTAAAATATTACTAACAAAAAAGAAATTTCCCATAATCCCTCTTGATTTTTTAACAGCATCACCTGCAGAAACAACCCCACTGTTATCAATTTCAATTTTATCAAAAGAAACTACTCTGTTAGAAGAAGCACCGCCAATATCTGCAATAAAGAAATGTCTTCTATCTTCTTCACATTTCTTCAAGACTTTATCTATTAAAGGAATTTCTTTAATCCCAGGCATTAAAAATATGTCTCCAGCACAATTTGCCTCGTCCATTGCAATATCTATTGCTTTGTCATAAGAAGTATATGTACTCTTCGTTTCATTTGCATCATTTAACTCTCTTATAACTGCGTCATTTCTTAAAAATCTTTTGTCTGAATCTCTTATGTCTACACCATCAAACCCACCATATGTAAAGAAATCAAAAGAAAGTTTATTTTTCAATTTAGCTATTATTTCTCTATTGTTTACTTTCCAAACTTTGTTGTCATTCAAATTTAAATATTCATAATTATTAGCAAGTGTAGCACCTGAATGTTTGTAAAATGTCTGCATTGCATTAGACTCATTATATGTTAAAGTAAAATTACCAGCATCATCTGTTTTAATTCTTATTTTTTCTAAATGGAAAAAAGAGTTAAGATAATTGTCTTGTTCTACCCATACGTCTTTTTGAATATTAGATAAGCCATTTAAGAAATACTTTGTATAGTAAAAATGAGGTGAAATTAAATTTGTTTCATTCCCATCATTAGAATCAACATATCTAGTTTGTTTGTTTGAATTTATTACAGGTTGTGTAAATATAACACCCCAATTGTTATTAACGTTGCTTTCTTCGCCTAAGACTGTATCAGTATAATAATTTAAAGCAAACATTGGAGGCAAATGATATACACCGTTTATATCAAACAATGTTTCACTTTCATCATACCAACCAGAAAAGCATTCCTTTTTCAGACTTATATGTGGGTAAGATCTAAAACCTGAAGGTATATATTCATGTTGATTTTGAATGACTTTATATTCTATTACATTATCTATTTCTACTCTTAAAACTTTACTTTTGTTTTCGTATAATCCTTTTTCTATAACTTTTTTGGAAGTAAAGTCATAATAGCTATAGACTGTTCCAATTTGACGTCCAATATAATCTTTACTTTCAGGATCTAAATTAACGTTTTCATAGTACTCAAGCTGCTCAAAACTATTAATTCTTGGATCATATTCGAAAACATAAATATCAAAGGTTGCATACTCATCTGGAGATGCATTTCTTGTTACAGAAGTATCGCCTCTTAGCTTAGGATTGATTTTTATTCTAAATCTATTACCTATTTCACCATCGTCTAAAGACCAAAAACGGAACAAATTCTGTACTTTTTCGTGTATGTTTGTTCTATTGTTTGCAATCCCTTCTCTATTAAAAGGTTGTGCTGTTATCCATGGAGTTTTTGCTGTTGTAAATTCACTCTCAAAAGAATTAAAATCAGGTAAGTTTGTATTGTTACTTATTTCGCTAAAAGGCTTTGTTGTTAAAATCTTGCAGTCATGACTTGCTTTAACTTCTTTACTCATACCTGCGAAAGAAAAAGATGCGTAATTTAAATGTCCTCTATTTAAAAACTTATCTGCGAAATAGTTGATATTATTATCTAAGTAATTTGTTTGCTTTAAAATTTGATTGCTAGAATTTCCAAAAGAATCTTTTATATAGGGTGAGACTTTTGTTTTTAGAAAATTTGATGAACCTGAATTTTCAATATAAGGATTATGACCTAACATTAAAATGTTATTATTGTTACTGCTAATTGATGCTATTGATTTTACCTGAGTGTCGTAATCAGAAGAGCCTGTAGAGTATGTAATGTTCCCTACTGACCCAGTTGTTAGACTTGGAAGAACTCCGCTTGCAAATAACACAACGTCTGTTATAAAATGAGGCTTCTTATTACCTGATGTATCTATTCCTAATTCATCTATGTAGTCAAATGTTAAAAGATCTTTTTCTTCAAAAGTTTTCAGTAAAAACGTAACGTTTCCAGGCTTGCCGTTTGCAACAGCATTTAGATTAGGACCTCTTTGATGTGTAAGAGTGCCGCTAGAAATATCATTTGCAGCATTAAAGCCACTGCCTGACATTTTGCCCGTATTTGAATCTATAGTACCTGTGCCTATGCCTAAGACTCTTGTAAAAGAAGAATAAATGCCTCCATTGTTCAACCATAAAGAAGCAGCATCATAAGCCATACTATCAGCATGACAAGTATAGTTGTCGAAAAGGTGAGCATATTGATTCTGTCTTGCTGTGCCTAGTGTGTTTTCTAATGTATTATAGACTTGGGCATCACCTATAGTTTGACCGGCAAATATTTTTTGTGGAACAAAAGCAGGACCTTTATAAGCTGTGCCTATAATGTTTGCTGTTGTTGCAATCAAGCTTTGTTCAACAACTTGTGAGTCATCTTCTTTTGCGTTCCCAAGACTTATATCGATAAAATTTGTGTCTAGCATTTTATTCCTGCAATCGTTTAAATACGTAATTAATTATGAGTTACCAGAATTTTGTTGTTTTTGATAACTATTAATTATTGATAAAATATACATGCAAGTTAAAATCTTTTTACAGACAGCAAAAAAGAGCACCCTGAATAAACAGAATGCTCTTTATTATGAGCAACGTTTCTTAGTTATGAAACTGATCTTAGTATTGTAATACGCAGTTATCAAAACGAATAGTTAGAGAAATCTCAGTCATGTCATCACCGTCATAAGAAAGATCACCAAAGTTTGCACTTGTTAAGAAAGCACCTTTAATGTCCCATAACTCAACAACAGTTCCAACAGGATCTAATAATTTAAGCTGGCAATCTCTTTTGTAGAAATCTGCGTATCCAGCACGACCACTTACAGATTCATAATGTGTCCGGATCCACTCCATAACTTGTTGTGAACCTGAAGGTGCAATTGGATCATGTAATGTTACAGACATAGTCTCAAAAGTTGTCTTACCAGCAAGATAACGTGTGCTGTTAATAAAAGGTACTTGTGTCTCGTTTGTAGAATATGAAGGACGACTTGCGGTCTTCATAAGAAAAGCATCGATACCCTCAATAGCAAAGACCCAACGATTTTTTCTCTTTGGTTCAAACTTATTAGGTATCATCTCCGTTACTGATAGTGTCTCAGCCATTTTTAAAACTCCTAAATTCTTTGTTTATATATATCATTAAAATTCTTATTGTATGTTATTTGCCACAACAAAGTCTAAAGAAATAAATTCTACGCTCTTTGTAGGTTGCAAGTAAATCTTACCACGAATGGTATTGTTTTCGACGTCGTTTTGAGTAGTTGTTGTTGTATCGATTTGAACCTTATATCTTTCAACACCTCTTCTTTGTTGCACGTTTGCCATAATAGGCTCAACCAGTGCAGAGAATTTAGTGAGTGTTGATGCTCTATTCGGCTCAAATAAAAGCTCTTCTCCAACTTTTTTAACTTTACGACGAATGTCAATTAATAAACGTCTTACGTTAATACGATCCAAAGCAGATGCATCTTGTAATAAAGTCTTTTGACCAAATGCATAAACCTCTCCACTACGTCCAGCTGGAACATAAATTGGATTAATATCTGCATCATATAGCTCATCTAAAAGATCACGATTCATTTGAACTTTCGCATCAATTGCACCTAAACGACCACGACTTAAACCAGCAGGAGCAAACCATGGATCAGCAATTGAATCGTTTCGACTCATTACACCCATCATACCAACTGAAGGTGGCATAATAACCGGTGCACTATCCGAAGGTCTTCTAATTACAACATCAGGGAAGTAAGCTGCAGCAAATGATGTATCCAATGAACGACCTTCAAAAGAAGAAATTGTATTTCTAACATGAGGTTTTTCGCTAGATGATTCGACATGATGTGTTTCTGCTGTTTTCTCTATAACATCCATTACTAATAAAGCATCAAATCGATCTTCACATGCATCAATTGCATAATCAGTAACTTGTGAAGCTCTTTGCCCTGGAACTGAAAGTAGTTGGAATTCTGCAGCAGACTTATCTGCCAAAACATCAACTGCTCTTCGATATGCCATGACTGTCGGACCAGTAAACTTCTTTGTTCCTGCCTCATCTTGACCTTCACGTACAGATGCTACACTTGTTAGCTCTGCCTTTTCTTGATCAAAAATATTGACACCATCAAATCCACCTTGGAATAAACAACGGAACTTTAAGTACTTAACGTTTCCACCCTTAGCATCTTGAGAAATTGTTACAAATCTATTTGATGCTGCAGCAGGTTTTCTAACATATTTAGAACCATTCCAAACTGCAGTAGATGAAGCATTTCCTAGTTCAATGTTTTCAAGAGAGAAGAAAGAGTTTTGGAATTTATCCGCTTCATTACCATCAGTTTCAAATGCATGACTCTGTCCTAGCTCTGGGAAGAACTTAGTCCACGATTTAACAGAATGATTAAAGACTTGCTCAACCAATTCTTTTTTATCAGAATCTTTGTTTTCTCTTACAGATAACTTAACACCCCAAGCCAAATCTGAATCAGCTTCTTCAGTTGATGTTGCAATTAATCTACTAATGCTCTTTACATAGTCTAAAGGTAAAGCTTGCGCACTATTTAAAGTTGTTAGTGCACTATTACTGCTATCTGTAAATACTCTCTTTTCGTTTAAATCAGACTGTTCTACAAAGTTACCAGTAATACCAGAAGTTCTTAGATGAGAATGTCCTTGGAAACCAGCTGGCAAAGAATCAACAGGAATAAGTCCTTGTTTAACTTCGTCAGAAAGCTCGATTCTTACATAGCTGTTCTTAAGCGCATAAGAACCTTTAGTCTTGAGTCTTTGCTTATCAGAATCTAAATCAAAGTCATAATATGTATGCTCATCACCAATTAAACGTCCAATAAAGTTAGGACTGTTAGGATTAAGGTCAGCCTTCTTCCAAGAAATTAAAATCTCTCCTCTAACAGGATCAGAGTCAAACTTCTCTAAAGAAAGAGTAAACGTACCGTAATCATTAGCACCATTATATCTTAAGTCACTAATTAACAATCTAAATTGCGTATTACCAACTTCACCATCATCTAATGAATAAAGTCTAAATAGCTTTTTAGCACCACCTGCAGCTGCTGTTGCTGGTCTTGCTACTGTATTAGAACTTACACTTGTAAATTGAGATACAATCCACGGAGTCTTTGCAGTTTGGAATCTTTGCTCAAAGCTATCATAGTCAGGCAAATCTGCAGCACCATCTCCAGCTCCTGCCATTACAAAGCCAATCATATTAGCATAGTTGCCAGATGAAAGTAAACTTCCTGCATGTAGTAAATTATCACTTGATGGTACTGCTACATTAGAATCAATATCCCAATGTGCATACAAGTAGTGACCTTTTTCTTCAATCTTTGTAGGATCTGTATTTAAAACTTTTGCAAAATATGAATCATCATCTGGATCAAAAGAGCATTTAATAACAGATGATTCTTCTAAATTAGTAAATCCATTTAGAAGTAAATCAAAAGACTGCGAAGAATCAACTTCTCCTACAAGATAACCTGCAAGGTTATTAGCGTCATTGCTGCCAAAAGTTTTTCCATGAATCTCTAAATTTCTAAGATTTGTATCAGAAGTAGACTTACTAAAAGTTGCTAGAGAGTTATTAACTTGCATAGAAGGTTTAACACCTTGTGGCATCATTAAAACACCACGAATAATTGGTGAAGCACCTCCACCGCCGCCTGCAAAAGAAATTGTTTGAGGCCCAAATCTACCGGTCTTATTTTCAGTTCCTGTAACAGATACATTACTGTTTAATTTAAAAACAAAGTCTCTATCTTGAACAAAACCTTGTGCTTGTGTTCTTTTAATTTCTACAGTATTATCAGCTGCATTTACTAAAACTGTATATTTGTCTTTTACATCACTAACTTCAATTGCACTTTGTATTCTTGCTAAAAGAATATCAAGATTAGCATTTAACTCAATTTGAACTTTACTATTAGATTCAGTACCATTTACTGAACCTGGTTGAGCATTTTCTGCTACAAATATAAAAGTTTTATCTGTTACTACATTAGTAGTCTCTTCTACTGTATTTAAAATAAATTCATTATCAACATCAGGTTGACCCGTTAAAGTTAATGTTACCGTAGAAAGCGAGCCATTACTGCCTAAAACTTCTGTTGTTTCTGCTATAGCACTATCTGTATCTTGAATTTCATTAAATAAGTTAACTTGACCTTCTAAACTGTTTGCTATACTAAAAGTTCCATCGTTATTACCTGTAAAAGTAAGTCCTGTAAAAGTATTATCAGCAACTTTTGTCTGCAACTGAGCAGCAATTTTATCAGCAATAGCAGGAAAATCATTTTGAATAGTAAATACGCCTATATAAAAATCAATAGTTTTTCCATTTACTTGAGATGCACCATCTACAGTTATTCCATCATCATTTCCTAAAGTTAATCTAATATGCTTTTCTATACCTAGTGAATCTGTTATTGAAAAACTACATAATCCATCTGCTTGTGGTACAGCTGATACTGTGACTACAGAAGAAGAATTAGTTGCTCCTGAAAGTGTTGACGTTACAGTTTGAGATGTTAAACTATTTTTTATAGTTGTAGTTCCGTTATCTATTGTAAGAACATCGGTAGCTGCTGTTAGTGTTGATGTTGCTACTGTATTAGAAGAAACTCCATCTTCTCTTTGTCTTACTTCTATAACACCTGCTACTAGAGATGTTTCAAAATAAAAATTAGGATTATGTGCAGCGTTGTCAAAGTTATGTCCAGTTCCATCAGCTATTTTACCTTGTAATGCATTTACTAGACGTGCTTCTAAGTTAGCTCCATCATTGTCTTGTGCACCCAATGCTATTGTACCGTCACCGTGTACAACGAGATCATCCGCTGTGTTAATTGTAATAACAAAAGTTTTCTGAGTAGAATCAGCTGCTCTTCCAATCAAAGTAAGAGTAGTGCCATTTGTAGGAATACCTGTAAAGTTTAGTTTTAAGAGACCTCTAGTTAGATCTGTTTGAATACCAGCATCTTGTAGAAAAGAACTACCTGAAGCATCTTTCATAAAACAACCTAAGAAATGAGTTTTTGCTGCAGCTGATGCGTTAGATCTATTTGTTATAGTAGCATGTGGATTTTGTGATACTTTACCTGCACTATTACTTCCGCTTCTTGCTTGAACTAATTCTTGTCCAACAACAAAGCCAGATTCTGGAACTTTTCCTAAAGAAGCATCATCTGTTCCTGTAATAGCTTTGGTTCCATCACCAACACCTAGAACACGAAGAAATGTTCCTGCTTGTGCAGATTTCATCCATTCATTAAGTGCGAGAGGGCCAGGAAGATTTGAATTTGAATCTTTTCCAACTTCTAGCATGCTACCAAAGACTTCGTTAAACTGCTGCATATTGGCAAATGTTCGCGGGACAAAGGCTGGACCTTTTCTCGCGGTACCAACAACAGCAGCTGGAACACCTTGAGGCGATTGCTGTGGGTTTCTTACTTGTGATAAGTCTATTTCGCGCAATGTAACTCGCGCTGAGCCTTGTCCAGCCATATTATATTTACTCCTATTAAATTTCTTTTAATTTATTAATAACTATTCTTAAGATGGGAATTCCACACCGCTATTAGTAATAATGAAGTCCATTGCAATAAATTCAACAGCTCTTGTCGGCACAACAATAATACGACCATTAAGTCTATTGTTATCTACATCTTCTGCTGAATTGTTTGTTTCATCCATAACTACGCGGAAATCTTCAATTCCTTGTTTAACTCTAACGTCAGCCAAAACTGCTGATGTTTGTGCTATAAATCGATTACGTGTTGCTGCGTCGTTTTGCTCGAAAAGCAAACCTTGCGCTAT